CGCGAGGTCGGGTTCGCCGGCCCGCGCCGCTGACCACCCGGGGGTGGTCGATTTTCTGGCCCCTGGCCCCTTCTGCCGCCGTCCCTAGAAGACCTTTCGCTCGCGGGAAATTGGGGAAAAAAGCCCACCTTCGGGAGGGGGTAGGGGGGCAGCTTGACCGATCCGACGCCCGCGCCGCCCTGTCGCTTCTGCGGCGGCCGGGGCTTCATCCGCTGGCACCCGCATTGGGACAACGGCACTTCGCCGTGCCCGGACTGCCGGCCCCGGCCGGCCGACGAGGAGAGACCATGCTCGAGATCCTGACTTTCTACGTTTCGGGCTTCTGGGTGTGGCTCGGCATCACCATCGGCCTGTCGATCCTCGTCAAGGGGGCCATCTGCCTGCCGGTCGCTCTCATCCTCGCCCTCAGGGGCGGACGCGTGCGCATCAACTGAGGCCCGCCGAGCCGACCCAACCAAGGAAGGACAGAGCCCATGAAGGGACGCAAACCGGAGGCGCCGAACGTGGTGCCGCTGCGCGATGGCGCGGCGGGCGCCCCGGTGCCCGAACCTTACGAGGACATGTCGGAGGATGCGGCCGCGACCTGGCGCGAGCTCGCGCCCGATCTCGCGATGCGCGGCCGGCTCAAGCCCGCCTACCGGCCGATGTTCCGGGTCTGGTGCGAGGCCTTCTCGGACGTGCTCAAGTTCACCTACGACCTGCACACCATGGGCGACTACTTCCAGACCCAGACCCGCAACGGGCTGCAGGAGAAGAAGCGCGCCGCCTGGGGCCAGCGGCAGGATGCCATCGCCAACATGACCCGCATCGGCGCGCTCTTCGGCCTCACGCCGCTCGACGAGGCGCGCTTCGGCTCGGACGGCCAGAAGGACCTGCTCGCCATGCTCAAGGAAACCCTCGACGGATGAGCGACGACGCGAGCCTGCACCCGGCCGCGCTCTACGCGCGCGACGTGGTGGCGGGGAAGGTCGCGGCGGGCGAGCTGGTGCGGCTCGCCTGCGAGCGGCACCTCTCGGATCTCGACACCGGGCATGAGCGCGGGCTCAGCTTCGATTGCGCCGCCGCCTCGCGCATCCTGAAGTTCGCCGGCATGGTGAAGCATACCACCGGGCCGCTCGCCGGTGAGCCGATCCGGCTCTCGCCCTGGCAGCAGTTCCGCTTCGGCTCGGTGTTCGGCTGGAAGCGCGAGGACGGCCGGCGCCGCTTCCGCTCGAGCTACACGCAGGTCGCGCAGAAGAACGGCAAGACCACCGACACCGGCATCCCGGCGATCTACTGCACCGCCCTCGACGGCGAGGCGGCGCCGCAGGTCTACTGTGCCGCCACCACGCGCGACCAGGCGGGGCTGCTCTTCAAGGAGATCAAGCGCATGATCGCCGGCGCGCCGGTGCTGGCCGCGCTGCTCGACGCCCAGAAATACGAGATCTCCTGCGCGCTCTCGGGCGGCACCATCTCCTCGCTCTCGCGCGACGGCCAGTCGGCCGATGGCATCAACCCGCACTTCGTGAGCATGGACGAGCTGCACCGCTGGGCCGACCGCGAGCTCGCGGAGATCGTGCGCAACTCGATGATCGCCCGCGCCCAGCCGCTCGAGTGGATGATCACCACCGCCGGCGCCAGCCGGGCGAGCTACTGCGGCGAGGTGCGGACCTATGCCGAGAAGGTGCTGCGCGGCTCGGTCTCCGACGACAGCCTCTTCGCTTACGTGGCCGAGCCCCCGGCCGATGCCGACCCGGGCGACCCCGCGACATGGGAGATGGGCAACCCGAACCTCGATGTCTCGGTGCCGCGCGGCGAGCTCGCCCGGCTGCACTCCGAGGCGGTGGAGATCCCGGGCCGCATGCCCAACTTCCGGCGCCTGCACCTCAACCTCTGGACCGAGGGCATGCAGACGTGGATTGCCGACGACACCTGGCGCAAGGGCGACATGCCGTGGGAGCTGGAAGAGTGCCGCGGCATGAAGGCCTGGGCCGGGCTCGACATGTCCTCGACCGTCGACACCTCGGCCCTCGCGCTCGCGATCCCGTTTGAGGGCGCGATCCGCCTGCATGTCTGGACCTTCCTGCCCGCAGGCGCGGACGGGTTCATCGCCCGGGCGCAGCGAGAGAACAAGGACTTCGTGGCCTGGCGCGATGCCGGCTGGCTCGAGGTGCATGACGACGCCGGCGCCATCGAGGAGGACAAAATCCTCGAGCGGCTCATGTGGATCAAGGAGCGCTTCCGCCTGCAGGAGCTGGCCTATGACCGCTGGGGCATGGCGAGCATGCGCCGGCGGATCCTCGCGCGCGGACTGCCGCTGGTCGAGCACGGGCAAGGGTTCGCCAGCATGTCGGCGCCGATGAAGGCGGTGGAGAAGGCGGTCGTGCAGGGCCGCATTCACCACCGCGGCAACCCGACGCTCGCCTGGGCGGTGGGCAACGTCTACCGCGACGAGGACGCCGCGGAAAACATCAAGCCCAACAAGCGCAAGAGCTGGGGCCGCATCGACCCCGCCGTCGCCGCCATCATGGCGGTGGGCCGGGCCGAGGTCGGCGCCTCCGCAGTGCGTGAGCGCGGGGAAATGAGGTTCGCATGAGCATTCTGTCGGGATTGTTCGGCCGGGGCGGAGTCGCCGGCGCACCGCGCGTCGAGCCGGTGCTTGCGGCGGCCGAGCCCGCCGCTACCGCCTCGGCCCGCATGGGCACCGTCTCCGACGCGGGCTGGATCCCGCTCGACGGCGGTCGCGCCCGGGTGAAGAACCTGCCCGCCGCGAGCCCCGCCTCGGCCGAGCGGCAGGCCACGGTCTTCGCCTGCTGCAACATCATCGCGGGCGATCTCTCCAAGGTCCGGGTGCACGTGATGCGCCGCGACGCGGACGGGATCGAGCGCCGGCAGACCGGCCACCCGGTCGAGACGGTGCTCAACGTCGAGGCCTCCGAGGGCCTCGCCGGGCCGGTGGTGCGCTACGCGCAGGGCTACGGGCTGGCGCTGCAGGGCGAGGCCTTCGCCTGGGTGCGCCGCTCGGGCCGCGGCGAGGTGGAGGCGCTCGAGCTGGTGCACGCGGTGACGCCGCTCAGAAACGGCCGCCGCCGCTTCTACGAGTTCTCCGACGAGGAGGACGTGCGCCGCCGGGTGATGCACCGGGACATGGTGCACCTGCGCTTCGGCTCGCTCGACGGCTGGCGCGGGCGCTCGCCGATCCGCGTCGCCGCCGACAGCGTGGCCCTCGCCCTCGGCGGCCACGACATGGCGGCCCGCGGCGTGGCCGGTGTGGCGCTCAAGGCCTACGCCACGATCCCGGACCATTTCCAGGACGAGGAGGCGGCCGAGCGCTCCCGCCGCAACCTCGCCCGGGTGCTCGAGGACCGCGAGCAGCGCTCGGTCGGCATCCTCGAGGCGGGAGCGACCATCCGCTCGCTCGACCTGTCGCCCGCCGACGCCCAGCTCCTCGAGCTGCTGAAGTTCAACCGCGAGCAGGTGGCCGCCATCTACCGGATGCCGCCCGCGAAGCTGCAGATGCTCGAGCACGGGGTGAAGGCGAACAGCGAGCAACAGGCCATCGACTACCGCGTCGACTGCCTGCAGACCTGGGCGACGCTGATCGAGGGCCAGTACGCGCTCACCCTGCTCACCGAGGCCGAGCGCCGCGCCGGCTTCTTCCTGCGCCACAACCTCGACGCCCTGCTGCGCGCCACCACGAAGGAGCGGTACGACGCGCTGGTGAAGGCCACCGGCGGCCCGATCATGACCCCCAACGAGGCCCGCCGCGCCGACGGGCTCGAGCCGGTGCCCGAGGGCGATCGGCTCTACCCGCCGGCCAACATGACGCGCGAGGAAGGGAGGTAGCGTATGACAGTCGGATGGGGATCAAGCATCCAGAACCGATACGTCGAGATCGATACGGGCGCGCATGCCGGTTACTTCGAAATGGCGGGATATCGTTCCGCCGAGGGAATGCTTCACCACATCGTGGCATAGACTGGTGCCGAAGCCGTCGCCCTTCGTCGAACTGAGATCGATGCGGCAGAACTCCTGCCAGTCGATGACGAACCGGTCGCCCTTGCGACCTGCTGTGATGGATAGGAAGCCATCACTCTGGCCAAGAGCGCCGTACTTGATCGCATTGGTGCAAAGTTCGTGGAAGACCAAAGCCAAAGGCGTGATTGCGTCTGGAGAGATACGAACATCCTCAATATCCAGTTGCTGGATCTTTCCGTCGGAGAACGGGATGACGACCGCCGACACCAGATCGCGGAGCGCCGCACTGTCGCTTGCTTCCGCTGTCGGATCGGTCACAGCCAGCTTGTGAGCAGATGAGAGGGCAAGCAGCCGGCTTTGCATGAGAGTGGCCAATTCGCTGGCGGTCTCCACCTGGCGAGCTGTCACGGCAATGAGGCTTGCAGCCACAGCAAAGCAATTGCCGACGCGGTGACGCATTTCCGCGAGCAGCATGCGTTGGCGTTCTGCTGCTTCTTTCTGGAGGCTGATGTCGCGAGCGATCTTCGACGCTCCTATCACCTCTCCGGAAGCGTCTCGGACGGGCGAAATCGTGAGCGAAATCGGGACCAGGCTTCCATCCTTGCGTTGTCGCATGGTCTCGAAATGCTGAATTCGCTCACCGCGGCGCAGTTTTGCGATGATGTCGTCCTCCTCATGGAGACGATCCGGGGGAATAATCATTGTGATCGGCCGGCCGATGGCTTCGGCAGCGGTAAAGCCGAACAGGCGTTCAGCGCCCCTGTTCCAAGTCTGGATGACGCTGTTCAAGTCCTTGGTGACGATAGCGTCGTTCGAATCTTCGACAATCGCGGCTAAGTGCTCTTTGAGCCTTTCCTGCGAATTCATATGCAACGGTACCTCCCGACCTCCACGTCGCGCTTATCCTGGTGGGCCTGGTGGAAAGGCGTGGGGTCATCGAGAGATGGCCTGAGAATCAACATAAAGTCGACAAACAATGCATCCGGGGGCACGGCACGTGGTGCTCAGTTCTCCTGCACATAGTCGGCACATTCCCCCCTTTGGTACACACCGGAGTATCGACATGCCGCTGATTGACGAGATCCGCGCCGCGATGGCGCGTGCCGACCTTGCCTGCGACGGCGACCGGGCCGGGCTGTTCCTGGCCGAGGCCGCAGCACCCGACCATGCCGCCGGGCCGCTCACCATCGCGCAGGCCGGGCTCACGCTCGAGCGCGGCGAGCGCTTCGCCGTCTCGCGCGGGGTGGCGGTGCTGCCGGTGACCGGCATTCTCACGCCCACGCCGAGCTTCATCTCGGAATGGCTGGGCTGGTCGACCTATGCCGGCATCGAGCAGGCGGCGGCCGAGCTTGCCGCCTCCGAGGACGTGGCCGCCGTGGCGCTGCACGTGAACACGCCCGGCGGGCTGGTGCTCGGCTGTGCCGGGGCCGCCGCCGCCATCGCACAGCTCGCGGCCGTGAAGCCGGTCTACGGGGTGATCGCGCCGCTTGCCGCCTCGGCCGGCTACTGGCTGGTGTCGGGGGCGCGCGAGATCTCGATCTCGGCGGGCGGCGTTGCAGGCTCCATCGGCACGATGGTGCGCGCCTCCTCGCCGGTCGGCCCCGACCAGTCGGGCGAACAGGCGCACGAGATCCGCTCCGGCTCGGCGCGGGCGAAGAACCCGGACCCGAACACCGAGGCGGGCATGGCCGCGATCCGCGCCGGGCTCGACGCGTCCGAGGCCGCCTTCCTGGCCGCCGTCGCCGCGGGGCGCGGCATCCCGGAGGCCGAGATCCGCACCCGGCTGTCGATCACCGATGACCCGCAGGACGGCGGCGCGACCTGGACCGGCGCCGATGCCGTGGCGCGCGGCCTCGCCGACCGGGTGGAGAGCACGGCCGAGGCCTACGCCCGCATCTTCGCCGCCCATGCCCCGACGCCCCGGCCGGCCCCCGGCCGTGCCCGGGCGCGCGCCCGTCATGCCCGGCTCGCGGAGATCCGCGCCCGGGCCTGAGCCCTCACACCATCGATGACTTGCTGCCGTGCGGGCCGGAAGGCGCGCGCGAACGCCCCCGGCTGCACGGCAGCCAACCACCCACAGGAGACCGACCATGCGGAAAGACCTTAACGACCTGCGCCGCGCGCGCGCCACCGCGGCCGATGCCGTACAGGCGGCCTCCGCCGCCATCGACACGCTTGAGGCGGCCGAGACCCCGGACGCCGCCGCCATCGCCACGGCCGAGACCGCCTTCGCCGAGGCCGAGGCCGCCTTCGAGGCCGCCGACCGCCGGGTGAAGCGCGCCGAGAGCGCCGCCGCCGCCGAGGCCGCCGCGGCCACCACGCCGGAGACCCCGGCCGCCGGCCCCACCGCGCCCGCCACGGCGCGCAACCCCGCCGACATGGGCATCGGCGCCGCGCTCTGCGTGATGGCGCTCGCCGCCGGGCGGGGCGACGTGGAGCGTGCCGTGCGCTGGGGCGAGGCGAACGGGCACTCGGGCGCCGTGGCGGCCCTCTCCGGGGCCAGTGACGCCGCCGGCGGGGTGAACATCCCCGCGCCGCTCGCCGCCGAGGTGATCGACCTGCTGCGCCCGCGGGTGGTGGTGGCGAATGCCGGCTGCCCGGTGATCGACATGCCCGCGGGCCAGATGCGGCAGGCGCGCCTCGCCGCCTCGGCCACCGCGGGCTACGGGCCCGAGAATGCCCCGGCGGTGGAGAGCGAGCCCGAGTTCGACCAGGTCGACATGTCGTTCAAGACCCTGCGCGGGCTGGTGCCGGTGGGCAACGCGCTGCTGCGCCATGCCTCGACCCCGGTCGCCCGGGTGGTGCGCGACGACCTCGTCAACGTGATGGCGGCCCGCGAGGATCTCGCCTTCCTGCGCGGCGACGGCTCGGCCAACACGCCCACCGGCCTGCGCAACTGGGCGCTGGATGCGAACTGGGAAACCGAGGCGCTGAAGACGCCCGAGGCGGTCGAGGCCCGCATCCGCCGCACGGTGAACCTGGTGGAGGATGCGGACGTGCCGCTGGTGCGCGGCACCTGGTCCATGCGCGCCAGCACCAAGAACTTTCTCGCCTCGCTGCGGCACCCGTCTTCCGGCGCGCTCGTCTTCCCGAGCATCGAGCAGTCGGGCACGCTGATGGGCTACCCGATCCTCACCTCCTCGCAGATCCCCGACAACCTCGGGGCGGGCGGCGACGAGACCGAGGTCACCTTCTTCGACGCCGCCGAGATCATGATCGGCGACAGCATGGCGCTCTCCATCGCCATGTCGGGCGAGGCCTCCTACGTCGACACCAACGGCGACACGGTCTCGGCCTTCCAGCGCGATCTCACCCTCATCCGGGCGATCCGCGAGCACGATCTCGCGCCGATGCACGACCAGGCCATCGCCGGCTTCAACGGCACCGGCTGGTCGCTCTGACCCTCGCCGCGTGGCCGGTGAGCGGCCGCGCGGGCTCCCCCCCGACATCATCGCAAAGGACCGCGGACATGACGCGCATCGCAGTGAAGTTCTCCCGCCCGTTCGGGCGCTACAACCGCGGCGAGGTGGCCGGCTTCGACAAGCCCGCCGCCGACCGCCTGGTCGCCAGGGGCGTGGCCGACCTCTACCAGAAGATCGACGACAGCGCCGCGAAGGCCGCCGCCGAACAGGCCGAGCGCGAGCGCTTCGATGCCGCCGTCGAGGCTCGGGTGCAGGCCGAGCTCGAGAAGCGGCTCGCCGCGCAGGCGGCCGAGGCGGATGCGGGCGCGAAGGCCAAGCCCGAGGCCGACACCACCGACACCGGCAAGGCCGCCGCGGCCAAGACCGGCAAGGCGGGCTGAGATGCTGGCGCAGGGCGTGGCGGCGCTGCCGCTCAGCCTCGAGGCGGTCAAGCGCGCGACCCGGCAGGACTTCGGCGACGATGACGTGTTGCTCGAGGCCTACCTGCGCGCGGCGACCGGCTTCGTGGAGACGGCCGCCCGCCGCCCCCTCGCGCCGCGCGCGGTCACCTTCATGGCCGAGGAGACCGGCTGGCGCACCTGGTGGCTGCCGGTGGCGCCGGTGATCTCGGTCACGCAAGTGGCGGTGATGGACCCGGCCGGCGCCTGGGCGCCGCTGCCCGAGGGCTCCGTGCGGCTGCTGAACGGGGCCGAGGAGCCCCGCCTTGCCCTCGCCGAGGGGGTGATCTGGCCCGAGCGCCTGCCGGGCTCGCCGATCCGCATCTCGGCCGAGGTGGGGTACGCGGACCCGGAGGACTACCCGGCCCAGCTCCTGCAGGCGATCACGCTGGTGGTGCGCGACTGGTACCTCGCCGGGCTCGAGCCGGGCGACGGCGACCTGCCGGCGCTGCAGTTCGGCGCGAAGCTGCTCATCAACCAGCTGCGCTACCGCCGCCCGCAGGTCTGCGCATGAGCGCCCGGCTTGCGCGCCTCGCCTTCGACCGCCCCACGCGCAGCCCCGCGCCCGGTGGCGGCTGGCTCGAAGGCTGGCAGGAGGTGTTCACATGCCGCGCCGGGCTCTCGGCCGCGACTACGCCGCCGGAAAGCGCCGAGCTCCGCGAGCGCGTCTCGGCCGGCGCAGTGGCCGCCCCGGTCGCCGGGCTGGTGACGGTGCGCGCCGCCGCCGCCACCCGCGCCGTGCAGGACGGATGGCGCATCCGCGACATCAGCCGCGGCGCACCGGGCACGGTGCTCACCATCCGCGAAGTACCGCCCGCACTGCCGGGCGCCACGTCGATCACGCTGGGCGTGGTCTGGAACGCCCCCGGGGAGGCAGGCTCATGAGCAAGGTGACAGGGATCCGCGCACAGCGCAGCCGCATGAAGCGGCTCACCACCGCGGTGCAGGAGGAGGTGGCCGACGCCATCGCCGAGACGCTGGACGAGGTGCACGCGGCCGGGCTCGCCCAGCTCGACGCGATGGTCACCCGCCGCACCGGCCGGCTGCGGCGCTACTACCGCAAGAGCTTCCGGCGCGGGAAGCTCGAGGGGCTCGTCGGCTACATCTCCGCCAAGGCCCGCGACGAGGCCTTCTACGCCCGCTTCGTGCATGACGGCACCGAGGACATGGCGGCCCGGCCCTGGCACGACACTGCCATCGAGGAAGTGGCGCCCGACCATGCCGGGCGCATGCAGCGGGCCGCGCCCTCGAGCCTGGCGCGCACCGGCGGCGGCCGCGCCCGGAGGGTCGATTGAGCCTCGCGCGGCGCTGGCCGCTGCAGGTGGCGGTGGTCGACCGACTGCGCGCCGCCCTCGCCGGGCAGGGCCCCGGCGGCGCCGATCTCGACATCTACACCGCGCCCCCGGCCGAGCGGCCGGCGGTGCACCTGCGCGTCGACGGCTGGGCCGTGCTGCCCCGCCGCCGGGCTGGCCCCGGGGCCACGGCCGACAGCGTGCAGAGCTTCATGGTGCATGTCTTCGCCTCGGCCGTGCCCGGCACCACGCCGGCGGCCGAGGCCACCCGCATTCAGGGGCTCGCGCTCGCGGCCCTGGAGGATTGGCAACCCATCCCGGGCGCGACCGGGGTTGACCATGTGAGCAGCTCGGACGCGCCCGACCAGAACCCGGCCACCCACCACGCGGTGAGCCGGTTCCGCATTCATGCAGGAGGATAAGTCATGGCAGGTGAAATCGCGGTGAAGGGCAAGGACAGTCTCCTGTCGCTTCACGATGGCTCGGCCTTCGTGGCGCTCGAGAAGCAGAACGAGGGCACGCTTTCCCCGGGCGTGACCGCCTCGAGCGTGAAGCACAAGAACGGCCAGACCCCGGTGCGCACCGAGGCCGGCATGAGCTTCACCACCAGCTTCACTAAGACCCGGCCCCTGTTCCCCGGCCAGCAGCTCGCCTACGCGGCGGCCCGCACCGGCGACCTGGTGCAGGTGCAGGTGGCCGACGCGAAACCCGGCGGCGAGATCTGGACCGGGCTCGCGCAGATCGTGACCGGCGACGAGACCAGCGGCACCTCGGGCGAGACCGTCGACGTGCCGGTGACGGTGACCTTCGACGGCGAGCCCGTTCTCACCTATACCCCGGTCGCCTGATGGCTCGGGGCGACATCGACATCACCCTCGCCGGGCGCAGCTATTCGCTGCGCCCGACCTTCGGGGCGGCGCGGGAGATCGAGCGGCGCACCGATCTCGCACTCGCCGAGCTCTGCCAGGTGCACGGCGCCGGGCGGCTCAAGTACGAGGAGGCGGCGGTCATCATCTGGGCCGGCGCCGAGGCGGCGGGCGAGCGCTTCGACATGGGCGACGTGGGCGAGGCGGTCTTCATGGTCCGCCTCACCGACGCGGCGCTGCGCGAGGCCATCGGCATCTTCCTGCTGGCCCTCCTCTGGTCACCGGAGACCGCCCGAAAAAAGTGGCTCGAGGAGACCGGCGCAGCCGCGCCGACTGGCTGACCTCGGTCTCCTCCTTCGCAACCGTGCACCTGCGCTGGTCGCTGGCCGATCTGTGGTCCGCGACCCCGCAGGAGTTCTGGGCGGCGCATGACGCGCATCTCGCCCATCTCCGCGCCCGGCAGGGCTCCCGCCAAGGCTGATCCCCCACATGCCCACCCATGACGAGATCCTCACGCGCTACACCGGCGACGTGACCGGCTTCCTGCGCGCCACCTCGCAGTACGACCGGCGGCTCGCCCAGCTCGACGGCTCGGTGCAGTCGCGCCTCGACCGCATCGACGCGCGCTGGGAACGCTCCTCGCGCGTGATCGAGGGCGTGCGGGGGGTGCTCTCCGGCCTGGTGGTGGGCGCCTCGCTGGGCAGCTTCGTGCGCGAGGTGGTCACCGTCGCGAAGGACTTCGAGGCGGCGATGAACCGCATCGGGGCCGCGAGCGGCGCGGCACAGGCCGAGCTCGACCAGCTCGCCGCCAAGGCGCGCGAGCTCGGCCGCACCACCGCCTTCTCGGCCTCCGAGGCGGCGGATGCGGCCGAGGTGCTGGTGCGCAACGGCGTCTCGGTGCAGGAGATCCTCGGCGGCGCGCTCGACGCCTCGCTCACCCTGGCCTCGGCCACCGGCGGGCAGCTCGCCAGCGCGGCCGACCTCGCCACGGACGTGATGGCGCAGTTCGGCCTCACGGCGCGCGACCTCGCGCAGGTGGTCGACACGGTCACCGGCGCCGCGGTGAACTCGAAGTTCGGCTTCAACGATCTCGCCGGCGCCATCGCGCAGGGCGGCGCCGTGGCCGCGCAGGGCGGGCTCGACTTCAACGAGTTCGCCACCGCGCTCGCGGTCACCGCGCAGGCCTTCTCCTCGGGCTCCGACGCTGGCACGAGCTTCAAGACCTTCGTCACCTCGCTCTCGGGCAACTCCAAGGAGGCGCGCGCCGAGATCGCGCGGCTGGGGCTCGAGTTCTACGATGCCGCGGGCAACCTGCGGCCCATGCGCGAGATCGCGGGCGAGCTGGGCGAGGCGCTCGACGGCCTGTCGGAGAAACAGCGCACCACCTCGCTCAAGACCATCTTCGGCACCGATGCGATCCGCACCGCGGGCGCGCTGGCCGAGGCCGGCGCGGAGGGCTTCGACAGGCTCGCCGATGCCATCGGCCGGGTGTCGGCGCAGGAGCAGGCCGAGGCGCGCATGGCCGGGCTCGAGGGCAGCCTGAAGCAGCTCGCCGCCGCCTGGGAAGGGCTGCTGCTCACCTTGGGCGAGAGCGGCGGGCTCGATGCCGCCACGGTCGCGGTGCAGGGGCTCGCCGACGCGCTCACCGCCCTGCAGGAGAACTTCCCCGAGGTGGCGGGCAGCATCGGTGCCTTTGCCGGGGCGCGCGGGCTCGGGGCGCTGGTCGCGGCCACGAAGGCCTCTGCGGCCGCGGCGCAGGATGCGACCACCGCCACGGCGGCGCAGGTGCGCATCGCGCAGACCGAGGTGGCGGCGGCCGAGGTGCAGGTGGTCAAGACCGCGCAGAAGGCCGCCGTGCTGCGCCAGCTCGGCAACGCGACCGAGGCCACGGCCACCAGCACCCGAGCGCTCGAGCGGGCCGAACGCTCGGCGACCAATGCCCGCGCCCGTCTCACCCGCGCCACCGAGGCCGCGGCCCGGGCGACCAATGCGAACGCCGCCGCCGTCGCGCGGCTCTCGGCCACCACGCGCATCGCGCAAGGCGTGATGACCGGCCTGCGCGGGGCGATGGCCTTCTTCGGCGGGCCGCTGGGCCTTGCGATCACCGCCGCCTCGGTGGGCATCGCGGCGCTCTCGGCCAACACCGAGAGTGCGCGTGATCGCATGGAGCGGCTCTCGGGCAGCACCGGCACGCTGCAGGGGGCGGTGGACGCGCTTCGGGGCGCGCAGGAGGCCTACCGCAAGTCCATCGCCAGCACGGGCGACACGCAGGTGCAGGCCTCGGGCAAGATCATCGCGGCGAGCCGGCAGGAGTACGAGGCCAAGCGCAAGCTGCTGCAGATCGAGACCCTGCGCGCGCAGAAGGAGCAGTCCGAGCGGGTGGATGCCATCCGCGATCTCGACCGGCAGATCACCCGGAGCGACCCCGACCGCATCGCGGCCGAGCTGCGCGCCGGCGGGGCGAGCGAGGAAGAGATCGAGACCTCGGTCGGCGGTGAATACGCCCGGGCACAGCGCGCGAAGATGGCGGAGCTCGAGGAGCAGCGCCTGCGGCTCGAGCTGCGCGTGGGGGAAGTCTCGCGGGAGATCACCGACGCTCGCCGTGCGCTCAACGGGGTGTTCCCCGAGGCGGCCGACCTGCCGGCGAGCGACACGCCGCCGCCACCAGATGATGACGACACGCCCGACACCCCGACCACCTCGACGGGCACCGCTCCGAAGAGCCTGGCCGATCTCCTCGCCGGCTCGGCCGACCGCATCGCGGCGCTGCGCGACGAGAGTGCGGGCGTGCGGCAGCTCGACACCGACACCGCGGCGCTCGAGGAGCGGGTGCGCCTGCTCTCCGAGGCGCGCGAGGCCGGGATCGACCTCGACGCCCGCACCGCCGCCGGCGGGCAGACCGTGCGCGAGGCCATCGAGGCGCAGGCGGCGGCCTATGGCAAGGCGAAGGCCGGGCTCGATGACCTGCAGGCCGCCGCTGCGCTCTATGCCGAGACCCGCACGCCGGAGGAAAAGCGCGACCAGGACAAGGCCGACATCGAGGCGCTGCGCCCGGCATTGATAAAATACCTGGGCGACGAGGCGGCGGCCAACGAGGTGCTCGCGCGCGCCATCCGCAAGGTGGACGGCGCCTATGCCGACAGCGGCCGGGCCGGCGAGGACATGGTCTCGACGCTCACCGATGGCCTGCGCGGCCTCGCCGACGAGACCCGCTCCGCCGGCGACGTGATCCTCGACGTGATCGCGCAGATCGTGAGCGCCAACGCCGGGAGCTTCTTCACCGCGCTCTCGGGCGGCGCCTCGACCGGCGTCGGCGGGGCGCTCGGCTCCGGGCTGCTCGGGCTGTTCGGCGGCACCAGCACCGCCACGGCCACCGCGCCGCCGGTGGTGCAGGGCATGACGGCCATCGTGCCCACCGGCCATCGCGGTGCGCTGATCGGCGTGCGCGCCTCGGGCAGCACCCGCGTTGACCCGCGTGTGTTCGACGGGGCGGAGCGCTATCACACCGGCGGCATGCTGGGGCTGAAGCCCGGCGAGGTGCCGTTCATCGGCAAGGTCGGCGAGCCGATCTTCCCGGACATCGAGAGCGCCGCCGCCTTCGGCCAGCAGCCGCGCGGCGGGGATGTGTTCAACGTGAACGTCTACAACCCCACCGGCTCGGCCGACGAGATGATGGCCCGGCTGCGCTCCGAGCTCGGCAGCATCGAGCGCCAGCGCGCCAAGCGCGACGCCACGAAGGCCTACACCAATCCGCGCCAGTACCGGGGGTAACGCATGCGCTACGTGCACAAATGGCCGGCGGCCCTGCCGCTGCAGTTCTGCCAGTGGCGCGACACGCCCGACCCGGTGATGACCCTCGGCACGATGGACATGGCGCCCTTCGGCGGGCGCGGCGAGGCGCGCGCGCAGGTGGCTCTCACCGGCGAGATCGCCAATGCCGCGCAGGCCGCCGCCATGGCGATCTGGCTCGCCGATCTCGACGGCGGCGCGGCTCTCGCGCTGCTCGCCGACTTCGACCGCCCGCTCTATGGCTACGGCCCCGAGTATGCCGCCAGCATGGGCGATGCCGGCGCGGTGCCGTGGCGGGCCTCGGACGGCTCCCCGCAGTACTGGCGCTCGAGCACCGGCGCGCTGCTCGCCTGGTCGGCCGGGGCGCGCGTCGCCTCGGGCGGGGCGGCGGGCACGCGGCTGATCGGGCTCGCGGGGCTCTACCCCGGGGCGGTCCTCGGGCGGGGGCAGAAGGTGCGCCTCGGCCGGCGGCGCTACGTGATCGCGCAGGGCGGCACCGTGGCCGGCGACGGCACGGTGCAGATCCGCGTCGCGCCGCACCTGCCAGCCGATGTGCCGCCGGGCACACCGGTCACCTACCCGGGCGATATCGGGCTCTTCCAGCCCATCGCCTGGAGCGTGCCGAACTACGACCAGCACGGCCGCGGCACCTGGTCGATGAGCTTCCGCGAGACCTTCCCGGAAGAGCAGACGGAGGCCCTCACCCATGTTTGAGCCGGTGTTCGCGACCGATTACGCGCCCGCGCTGCTCGCGGCCCTCGACCGGCCGTTCCACCACGTGGTGCAGCTCGCGCATCTCGACTGGCCGGATGGCGAGGTGCTGCTCTGGTCCGGGCTCGGGGCCCTCACCGTGGGCGGGCGCACCTTCCACGGCTCCGGCGCGCTCGGCGAGATCGAGCACCCGGAGGACAGCGACGCGGACGCGGTGCAGACCGTCACCACGCGGCTGCGCGGCATGCCGCTTGCCTTCCTCGAGATGCAGGTGCGCGAGGAGCTCACCGGCCGGCGCGCCGCCCTCGGCTGGACCCTGCTCGGCGATGACGGGCTGCCGATCCCGGCGCCGGTGTTCTCGTTCAACGGCTATCTCGACGGAAGGAAGATCGGCGTCACCCGCTCCGAGGATGCGCTCTCCGTTGAGGTGGCGGTCACGCTCACCACCGGCGAGCGCCCGGCCTCGCGGATCTCGCAGCGCCACGTGCCGCAGGACGCGAGCGAGGAGGACACAGGATGGGAGAAGCTCACCGAGCAGGCGAACGACCCGCCGCAATGGCCGGGGGTGGCGGAATGAGCGCCGCGGTGACCCCGGAACCGGAGGCGGTGCAGCGCGTGGTGGCGCGCGTCTTCTCGCGGCGCTTCGCCTGGGGCGAGGCGGATTGCTGCCTCGCGGTGGCCGACGCGCTCTGCGCGCTGGGGCTGCCCGACCCGGCCGGGCTCTGGCGGCTCGGCTATGACCGCGAGCGCGCCGAGGCAGCGCTCGAGACCGCCGGCGGGCTCGCCGGGCTCATCGGCGGCGTGGCGGCGGAACAGGGCTGGCCCCGGGTGGCAGAGGCCCGCCCGGGCGATATCGGTGCCGGCGCCACGCTCGCGATCAGCGACGGGCGCCGGTGGTGGGCGAAGGGCGCGCGCGGCATGGTCGCCGTGCCCGCCCCGGACGTGATCTGGCGGGTGTTCTGATGGCCAAGGCAGTACCGATCATCACCTCCGTGGCGGCCATCGCGGCCACGGTGTTCATCCCGGGCGGCGTGGGGATCCTCGGCGCCACCGTCTCCTACGGCGCCATCGCGGCGGCGGGGATCTCGGTGGCCGGCGGGCTCGCGGCCACGGCGCTGGCCGAGACGCCCTCGCAGCAGGTGCCGCAGACCAAGGTCTCGTCCGAGGCCGCGGTCACCAACCCGAGCATGCGCTTTGCCTATGGCGCCTGCGACGTGCTGCCGGTGCAGCTCTTCCGGCATGTCGACGGGGCCACCTATTACGGCGTCTACCTGCTCAACTCCCGGCCCTCCGAGGGCGGCTTCGTGCTCAAGGTCAACGACGAGGTGCAGACCCTCGGCGCCGCCGGCGGGGCCGATCCCTACGACTTCGACCAAGGCGGCCTCGTCTCCACCGGCAAGTACGCAGCGCGGGATGGCGACGGGCCGATCAAGGTGTGGTTCTCGCGCGGGGACCATACCGGCCCGCCGCCGCAGTGGCTCGAGGAGATCCCCGAGGCGATCTCGGAGACGGATGTCTGGGCCGGCATGACGCTGATGTTCGTGCGCCTGCGCTACGGGGGCGCGACGACAGCCTCGCGGCTCTGGAAGGGCCGCTTCCCGGCCTTCCGCGTGTTCGGCTACTGGTCGAAGCTCTACGACCCCCGCGACCCCGCGCAGGATTCGGACGATGCCGCAACGTGGCGCTGGTCGGACAACGCCGCCCTCGCCACGCTCGACCTGCTGCGCCACCCGCGCGCCCTCGGCCGCGCCGCCTTCCTGGTCGACTGGCCGAGCTTCGCCGAGGCAGCGGACGATTGCGAGATCACCGGCCGGGAGTACCGCGTGAACGGTGTCGTCACCCTCGAGACGCGGGAGTATTCCCTGCTCGACCCGGTGCTCACCGCCTGCGGCGGCCGGCTCTCGCGCGAGGGCGGGGTGCACCGGCTGCGGGTGGCGAAGTGGCGCGACCCGGTGATGACCCTCACCACGCCGCTCGGCGAGAGCTTCGAGTTCACCGAGCAGGGCCCGGCCTATGCGCTTGCCTCCGGCGTGGTCTCGACCTTCGTCTCGGCGGAGCTCGGCTATGTCGCCGACCAGGTGCCGGACTACGTCACCGGCGCGGGCGACGACCGCGACCGGCTCGAGTTCCCGCTGGTCACCGACTGGCAGCAGGTGGAGCGGCTGCAGCAGATCGCGCAGCGCGCGAGCCTGCGGCAGGCGCGCTTCTCCGACGCGCTGTTCCCGGCCTCGGCCATGCGCGTGCGGGTGGGCGACTTCGTGACTCTCGCCATTCCCGGCTTCGGCATCGCGAACGGCGTCTACGAGGTGCTCGCCAAGCGCCCGCAGGTGATCCGCAACGACCAGGGCTCGGCGATGCTGGTCGTCGGCCTCGAACTGGCCGAGACCGGCCCGGAGGTGTTCGACTGGAACCCGGCCACCGACCTGATGCCCTACACGGTGAGCGAGAGCGCCGAGCAGGTGGGCATCACCATCTCGCCCCCGGGCGTGGCCGCGGCCCCGGTGTTCCGCAAGGTCGAGACCGGCGGCACCGCCATCGACGACCCGGTGCTCGCGCTGCAGCTCACCGCCAGCCCCGCGCCCTTCGTGGACCACTACCAGGTCCGCCAGCGCGAGCTCGGCGGGCGCTGGCGCGTCGTGCTCGAGGTGGAGGCGGCGGAGTTCGAGGCCGGCGTGCTCGAGGTGATCCTGCCCGCCACGCTGGGCTTCACCTACGAGACCGGCGCCCGCGCGGTCTCCGACATCGGCGCCTCGCCCTGGGCGAACACCGGCGCGGTCACCGTCACGCCCGAGGCGGCCACGCTCTCGCCGCCCTACGGCGGGCGCGACGAGCACGGCGCCCCGGGCACCGCCGCGGTGAGCTTCATCGTGCCGCCCAACGCGGCCGGGCTCAGCTTCTACCGCGTCGGCACCGGCCTGCTCGAGGCGCTCGAGGGCGAGCCGGGCGCGCGCGTCACCTTCACCGAGGCCCTCGGCCCCGGCGCCTACACCTACACCGCCCGCGCGCAGAACGCGCTCGGCGATCTCTCCGGCGCCTCGGCGCAGATCCGCATCACCGTCGCCAGCGGCGGCGGCGACTGAGCGCCCGGGCGCCCGGACCACCACCACAAGAGGACAGAGCATGGCAGACGTATCGGGAGTACCGGGCGGCGCAGATCTCGTGCAGGACGGCCAGCCCGTCGACCAGGCGCCCTTCATCGCCGGCCTCAACGCGATCAGGGCCGGCATACAGGCGGTGAACGC